TGAAGAGAAAATTGCTGAACGTATCGACGCTAATCTCTTGAACGTAGACTGTAGGCAGTTAGAGAAACTACCTAAACCTATGTTCGATAGTAAGATAGAGAAGGTAATGAAGAAGACTAAGGGTAGACTGATTGTTAAAGAGTATCCAACTGCTTCAGCACACGTAGGACATTTCAAAGCACTTCTTCAGGAATTGGCCATAAAGAAATCCTTCATTCCTGACATAATTTACATCGATTACCTAAATATCTGTGCATCGGCTAGGTATAAAGGCGCAATAGTTAATTCATATACTTACGTTAAAGCGATTGCTGAAGAATTGAGAGGGTTAGCTGTTGAGGCAGACCTACCGATCATATCTGCCACTCAAACTACGAGGTCAGGCTATGGAAACTCAGACGTTGATCTTACCGATACTAGTGAGTCTTTTGGACTTCCTGCTACTGCTGATTTTATGTTCGCGCTTATCTCTACCGAAGATCTTGAACAGGAAAATAAAATTATGGTTAAGCAGCTCAAGAACAGATACAATGACCCGACTGCGAACAAAAGGTTCGCACTAGGCATTGACAGGAACAAGATGAGGCTGTATGATTGTCAGGAACAAGATAATATAATTGATTCGAATCAGGACACATCAGAACCAGTTACTGCTGTCCTCCCTGTTACTACAAAATTTACTGACTTTAAAGTATGACTGACTCAGCGAAGGATCCACAAAATCCTGTAGGTGCAACTGATCCTACGAAGCAGATTGAAGATGTTCTGAAGGATCTTAATACAGGTACAAACTTACCTGATAATGCGTCACTTAAAGATCAAGCTCCACCAACTATGGATGAGCAGATCAAGAAGACTGCTGTACCTAAACCAGACCTATCAAATTTACCAAAAGGATTTGGTAGTGAACCACCTACACCTCAAGCAAAGAAGGTGCAGAAACGTCAGCAGAAAAAGCAGAAGGAAGCAGAGAAGACAGGTAAGTTTGAGGTAGATTTAGATAACTATCTTAAGTTCGTTGATCTTGTTACTAGTGATGAGTCTAAGAACTTTGATAAATTAATCGAAAGGTATGAGGATCTTAAGACTGCTGGATGTAATATTGCTAGATTAGATACTGCTGCATCAGGTTTGGTTGCAGAGTCTGGTGAGTTTATGGAGATCGTCAAGAAGATGAAGTTCCAAGGCAAACCATATAACGAAGAAAACAAAGAGCACTTGATGATAGAACTTGGTGATGTACTATGGTATGCTGCTAATGCTTGTATGGCATTGGGTGTACGTATGGAAGAAGTCATCATCAGGAACACAGTTAAACTTGCTGCTCGATATCCTGGAGAAGAGTTCAGTGTTGAAAAATCGGAGAACCGTGCTGATGGAGACCTTTGAGAACGTGACTCTATCTAAAGATTACAGGCTAAGACTCTCTGTCATAGCCTGTAAGGTCAGACTTAACAGAGAAGTATCATTAGATGATATGAAGTGGGCAACTAAATTGGTTGAGCATAACAATCACGCTAGAGGTATCTGGGAACGCACTACTGGTCAGTGATAAATACTTGAAAAAGTATAGTCGATGGCTAACAAGGGTGTAAAACTAGAATGGAACATCGTCTATCTGTGTCTGATGGAAACCAAAGGTATATCAGAGATACAGAAGAGAGCCAAGGAACATAAGAATCTAAAGGATTGGGGTGGAGATGTATCAGCCGCTGCTGTAAAAGCTGTTAAGTTGATACCAGCAGATCTGAAGGAGAACGCTTGGCATAGTGATGAGTTAGGTATCAAAGGTAAACCAGAACCTAAAACAGATATTGTTTTTAAAAGTGGCAACTCTAATGCTTATAGAGTGTCAGTTAAAATGAAAGGTGCTGTACAGTTATCAAGTGCTGAAGGTCCTAGTACAGGAGAAGGTTTAGCAAGAGCTGCATCAAATTGTCCTGGTACACGAGGAAAGAATTTAACAACGTTGATAGAACAGATACAATCTACTCCTACTAAGTTAGTATCACAGAAGAATCTTCCAAAGGCTTTGGCAAGGAAACCAAATATTGTAAAAGAATTACTTGATGAGACGGGTGCTATAAAAGCAGACAAGAATTATCAGAAGTGGATTGCTATGAGGAAGCCTCAGTTAGTTGACGATTTGTGTCGATATCTTGAAGAGGATCCTGATTTCAAGTATTGTGTTATTGAAGAAGCACTAACAGGTAAAGGAATTTTCAGTGACAACCAAGATGCTGTTGCAAATTATATGTTGAATCCAGATCAATGGACTGAGATGGACAGTACGTACATTACTAAGGTAATGAAGAAAACTAAGATTGCAATACGAGGGAAGTCGAGAGATGGTATCTCTTCTATTGCATTCAGATTTGATTACAAAGCATAATGGCTAAGAACACACACCTTGAACACCTTGAAGATGACATCCTTAACAATGGTACTAAGGGTGGACATAATGCTATAAAATTTTTGAAGGAGTTGGGTAAGATGCTCAGTGAACCTTCCTCTAGTATAAAGGTAACTACTAAGTGGGATGGTGCACCTGCTATTGTATGTGGTATCGACCCTGGTAATGGACAGTTCTTTGTAGGAACTAAATCAGTATTCAATAAGACAGGTATACCAAAGGTATGTTATTCAGACTATGATGTTGATTACTTTGGGTATGAAGGTGACCTTGCTAAGAAATTAAAGATATGTTTAAAGCATCTATCAAAGATGCAGATCAAAGGTGTATTACAGGGTGATCTTTTGTTCAGTGGAAGTGATAAGAAGAGTCAACGCATTGACGGTAAGCAATGTATTTCGTTCCAACCTAATACTATTACTTACTGTGTAGAGAAAGGATCTGCGATCTATAAGAATGTTGAGTCAGCAGATCTTGGTATAGTATTCCATACATCATATAGTGGCAGTGATCTAGCTAGTATGAATGCTAGCTTTGGTGTAGAGAAGACTCAATTTGGGTCAACTCCTACTGTCTATGCTGCTACTGCAACGTTCAATGATGTAACAGGATCGACAAACTTTAGTAAGATGGAGAAGACCGCTTATGATAAAGCAATTAATAAAACAGTTGGATCATTGAAGCAAGCATCTAAGTTCTTAGATATACTTGGTGGTCAAGGTGATGGTAGGTTCTTATTCTCCACTCTCTTTAAACAATACTTCAATAGTTTTATTAGGAAGGGTAAAGCAATTAGTAATGTACAGCAGACTGCTACTGGATTCTCTCAGTTCTATGCTGAACTATTAGATAAAGAGATTGCTAAGAAGAAAACTAAAGCAACTCAGGACAAATATAAGAAGATAAAGGTTGATGGATTAAAGTTTTTAACCACGTATAAGACCTCAATTTATATGACTGTTGCCTCATATATGAATATAATTGCGGCAAAATCTTTAGTGATTAAACAGTTGAATAAAGTAGAAGGTATTGGTACCTATATCAAGACTGATACTGGGTTTAAAGTAACTGCACCCGAAGGATTTGTAGCTATTAAATCAGGTTCTGCTCTCAAATTAGTTGATCGACTAGAATTCTCCCGCGCCAACTTTACAGTAGAGAAGAACTGGGGGTGATAAATAATACACGGAAACAGAAAATGTTGCGATGAAGTTAAGCCAATTTTTATCTGAGGCAAGGACAGTTGCTGGTGAAGCAGCATCTAAAAGAGGACTCACTCACGCTGGTCACGGATACTATGCTGATAGGCAAGGTAATATAGTTGCCAAGTCTGTTGGTGGAGAACGACTGGTTGCTGTTGATAAGAAAGAAGCAGAACAGGCAACTGTTGGTGCTAATCAAGGTGCTGAAGAAGATGCTCATATGCCTGAGAATGGTGGTGAGGGTCTCGGACACATCGCTTTAACATTTGGACGTTTCAATCCCCCTACTATAGGACACGAGAAAATCTTCTCGACTGTTGCTTCTGAAGGAGCAGATAACTATAGGATATATCCATCACGTACAGTGGATCCTAAAAAGAATCCACTAGAACCAGAGACTAAGATTCAGTTTATGCAACAGATGTTCCCAGAACATTCTGAAGCTATCGTTAACGATGCTGATATGTCCAACATCTTTAATGTATTAACCACATTAAATCAAGAAGGATACTCTGGTGTTACTATGGTCGTTGGTTCTGATCGTGTATCAGAATTCAAAGGACTACTTGAGAAATATAATGGTGTTGCATATGACTTTGAAGAACTAGCAGTAGTATCTGCTGGTGAGAGAGACCCCGATGCCGATGGTGTTGAGGGTATGTCTGCTTCTAAGTTAAGAGCGTTTGCTGCTGAAGGAAACCTTGAAGCATTTGCTGAAGGTATGCCAAAAGGCTTTAAGGACGTTAAGAAAATGATGAAGGAAGTACGTATAGGTATGGGATTACCTCCAGAGGTAGAGGTCGAACAGAAGGTTACAGAACTGTGGCAGATTGCTCCCAAACTTGCACAGGATGATTTACGTGAAGCCTATATATCTGGTGAGGTATTCTCATTAGGTACCTTGGTTGAGCATACTGATACTGGTGTACAAGGTCACATTGTACATCGTGGAACAAACTATGCGATCTTCGAAGATGAACACGGGTGGGAGTTTAAAGTATGGTTAACTTCCCTTATGGAAGTTGAAGAGAAGCACCCTTCAGCAGACGATAGTCCAGACGGTAACGACTGGAAGGTCGGACAAGACACTATCAGAACTGCTATTCAGTCAATGACACCTGGACAACCAGTCAAAAAGTTTGTTGACTTCAGAAAAGCAACCTCAACTAAATAGTAATTACAAAGAATTAAGTCAATGGATTTATCTTTAACTTCAAAGCTGCTTAAATACAGTCCAGCAGACGTGCATAGAGTACGTTACACATTATCTTACGCTAAGAATAACTTCGAAGGTGATGCTGTTCAGGACTATATTAATGAGCACTGTAGATCAACTGCTCATAAAGAGATCGCTGAGTTACTAGAGACTTCTAATGCTAACACCATTAAGGCAAAGTCTAGTGCAGCAAGTGGTAAGATTGATCAGGTAAAAGAGAAGCCATCGACTGAAGAGCCAGTCAACGCACAACAAAAAAGCATCAAAGCAAAAGGAGATGCTAAATCTGCTGGTTACAAAGGCGGTGTAGAGGGTACAGGTACAGGTGTAGTAAACCAAGAAGAGACCCATTGGATCGCTGATGTCTTAGAAGAATTAGGGGAAGAGATTGACGAGTTAACCGACGAGCAATTAGAGGATTTAATTGTCGAGGCTCTCGTAGAACTTCCTGAAGAAGAATTGAATGAAGCAATAGAATCTTTTGAAGGTGACTTACTGTCCGAAGCTAAGGTAACATTAGGACACGACACTGACAAAGGACCATCTCGTGCCGAGCGTATTGCAGGAGCTGCAAAGCGTGTCGGTTCAGCACTTAAGTCTGGAGCTAGTAAAGTAGGTTCAGCACTCAAGTCTGGTGCTAAGAAAGCTATTGGTGCAGCGGGTAAAGCCGCTGGACACGCAGCTGGATCTTATGATGCTGCTAGGATCAAGGCTAAACGTACTGCTCTGAGCAGTGCATCTGGATCTCAGACTTCCTCCAAACCTAGTGGGTTTTCCCACATTGCTACAGGTGGAAGTAAGACTTCTTCTACTGGTACTACCAAATCTAGTTCTACTCCACAGAAGAAAGGACCAAACCTCTTACAACGTGCAGGTTCTGCAATTAAGAGAGGGATTAAGAAGGTCGTGGGTAAAACCTCACGTGCCGTTGCCACAGGTTCAGATAAACTAGCTAAACGTCTTGGAGAAGACAACCAAATGGATAACAAGGTAAGTCGTGTTCGTCAGATTCTTGGTATGCAAGAGACGATGGCACACGATAAGAAAGCACTCGATGCTGATGCTAACTCTTGGAGAGAGCGTCTAGGTTGGGACTTAGAGGAGGAGAAGACTCCTGAGCAGAAGAAAAAATCTGCTGTTCTCCAGAGAACTAAGGAACTAACTAACAAAGGTAAGCATAAGGAAGCATCTGCTCTATTCAAAAAGCATTTCCCTAACTTCGGTAAATAAAATGGGTAAGAAGGCGACAAAGAAGTCGAAAATTATCGTTAACCCTAAGAAGGACGATCTAATGAAGGAATTCTTTCAACAAGAATTGGAAGCACTACGTGAGGCTTCAAAAAAGAAACTTGATCCTGTAGGAAAAGAGGACAAGGACATTGACAATGATGGAGATCAGGATGATAACGATAAGTATCTTCTGAATCGTCGTAAGAAAGTTACCAAAGCAATGGGTAAGAAGACACACCTGTGTGCCAAGTATGTAGAGCACGCTGAGTATGGTCTTTGTGCTACTGTTCCTGAAGCTCACGATCTAGTAGAGCAAGAGGATGGTAGTTGGGAAGTATTCCATTATGATCTTAAAGATGAGTCAGGTAAACTTTATGAGAAAGTATCTGTCAATGATCTTGAGATCGTTCTTGAAGAGGAGCACAAGCACTAATGAAATCTTTTAAGTCTTATACAGAGTCACTTGCAACAGATCAACAGCGTGCAATGCAGGACGCTCAACTTGATCGTAAGCAAGATCTTAAGTTAGCAGATAGAACTAAGAACAAAGAGAAGAGTAAATTAAATTCTGATCTTAATAAACTTAGGCAGAAGGCTAACGCTAAGGGATATAATATCTCATTCAATCAAGAAGAGTGGGATGCAGCAGCAATAGATGTTGCTACTGATTATTTCTTAGATGAAGGTATCAATGAAGAAGGTATCGATCTCATCATTGAAGAGGTTGGTCTCGAAGAGTTTGTTGATTTTGTATTAGATCCTCCATCAGAACAAGACTTGATGGAAGAAAGATCTGCACGTAAAGCATCTGCTAAAGCACCTTCATATGAGAAGGTCAAGGCAAAGGTTGATGCTGGTGACAAAGCAAGAAGGGAAGCAGGAAAAGGTGAGTATGCTAAGACTGCTGCTGCCAAAAGGAATTATGGTGATGAAGACAATACTGTCTATGATGATGACAAACCAGCAGCTAAGAAACCTGCTAAGGTAACTGTCACTAAAAAGAAAGTAGCATCTCCTAAGAAGAAAGCAGAAGTATCTAAGAAAGTTGCTAAGGCAGTACCTGCTGCTAAGAAGAAGCAACCTGCTAAGAAAGCAGAGAAGAAAGGATTAGGTGCTAAGATTGCTGGTGCTGTTAAGAAAGGTGTTGAAAGACATCAGAAGGCAGTAGGAAATGTTAAGAAGAAGTATGTTGCTGCACGTAAGAAGGGTGCTGTACCTGAGAAGCGTGCTAAAGAGTTTGCTAAAGGTGTTAAGTCTGGTGTAAAGACTGCTGTTAAGTTTGCTAAGGACGTTAAGAAAGTTGTTGGCGAGGGAAGAGAAGATAGAGATCCTCCTCCACAATTTGAAAAGGGTGATGATGATCGTGGTAACCCTGATTATATGAAGTCAGTTTCTTATGCTGATGAGAAAAAGTGGGAACGTCTTCAGAAAATGAGAAAGGCATCAAAGAAGGCTAGTGTAAGAGCCAAGGTTGATGAAGCAAAGGTTGACACTGTAAAAAAGCTTGATGATGAAGGCAAAGAGGATGCTAGGAACTACCGTAGATT